GTTTCTGTATGGAGTAGTGGATGGAGAGAATTGAAACGACTATTTTACGCAACCTCCTGTGTAACGAACAGTTCTATAGGAAGGTTGTTCCTTTTGTAAAACCAGATTACTTCAATGAGATTCATGAACGTGTGATCTATGAAGAAGTCTGGAACTTCGCAAGCACATATGAATTGGTGCCTACCAAAGAAGTATTAACTATTAACCTTGAAGCAAGAAAAGATTTAAATGAGGAAGTATATCAAAACGCAGTTAAAACAATTGCTGAGTTGTCTACCGATCCAATTGAATATAACTGGTTGCTCGACACCACAGAGAAGTGGTGTAAAGACAGAGCAATCTACCTCGCCTTGCTTGAGTCAATCAAGGTCGCGGATGGAGGTAATCCAAAAATATCAAAGGATGCGATTCCCGCAATCCTTCAAGAGGCCCTGGCAGTATCGTTCGATGAACATGTAGGTCACGATTACTTAGAGAATAGCGTAGAGCGATATGAGTTCTACCATCGTGAAGAAGATAAGATTCCTTTCCACCTCGAATACTTCAATAAGATTACAAAAGGTGGTCTGCCAAACAAGACTCTTAATGTAGCTCTTGCTGGCACTGGTGTAGGTAAGTCACTATTCATGTGTGACCTTGCCGCTCATTGTTTATCAATGGGTCGTAACGTTCTCTACATCACTATGGAAATGGCAGAGGAGAAGATTGCCGAACGTATTGATGCTAATCTATTCAACGTCAACATCAAAGACCTTGTAGATTTGCCTGAGACAATCTTTCAAAGTCGCATCAATGAACTGAAGCGTAAAACACAAGGTCGTCTTATCATCAAAGAATATCCAACAGCATCAGCGCATGTCGGTCATTTCAAATCTCTGCTGAACGAACTACAACTGAAGAAGACATTCAAACCAGATATTATTTTTATTGATTATCTTAACATCTGTGCTTCGGCTAGATACAAAGGAGCTATTGTAAACTCTTACACCTATGTTAAAGCGATTGCTGAAGAACTTAGGGGATTGGCGGTTGAACATAACGTTCCTCTTGTCTCCGCTACTCAAACTACTAGAAGTGGATTCGGCAACTCTGATGTTGACCTCACTGATACTTCTGAATCTTTTGGTCTACCCGCTACTGCTGACTTCATGTTTGCTCTTATTGCTACAGAGGATCTAGAGAAGGATGGTAAGATTATGGTTAAGCAGTTGAAGAACCGATATAACGATCCCACCATGTATAAGCGTTTCCTTGTTGGGGTTGACAGAGCACGTATGAAGTTGTATAATGTTGACAATGCTGTTGACCTTTCTTCAGATAAAGAAGAAGAATATGACTTTGAAGAAATGGCAGCAGAGCAAAGTAGAAACACGCAAAGTAAATTTACCAGTTTTATTTTATGACAATTGATTTTAATAAGTATGTTGAGTTTGTTGGTGCCGTCACCAGTCCAGCATCACGCGATACTAGTGAGTTTGTTGCTCGTATTGTAGAACTTAGAGATGAAGGTGCTGATATTCAGCGTCTCATGACTGCTGCTTGTGGTATTACAGCTGAGGGTGGGGAGTTTACTGAGATTGTGAAAAAGATTGCTTTCCAAGGTAAACCTTATAACGAAGATAACATCTTCCATATGAAACGTGAACTCGGTGACATTCTGTGGTATGTTGCTCAAGCATGTATTGCTCTTAATATTTCGTTTGAAGAAATTGCTCAAATGAATTTTGAGAAACTGACTGCTCGATATCCAGAAGGAACCTTCAGTATTGAACGAAGTGAAAACAGAGTCGCCAACGACCTTTGATGCTTGCCTCCCCTAAATAATTGGGGAGGTATTTTTATATGGCAGGCGGTAAAGGACTAACTTGGGGAGAAATAACCAAAAGATACAAACAGTGTTTTGAGGTTATATACGACAGAATTAAAAACGACAGACCATTTATTTTGTTGGATAAAAATAGATTGTCTGAAGATAATGGCGTGGAAATTTATTTTAAAATGGTTGGCATTAGCATACCAGAAAAAGTAAATGGCAGGTGGAAACAAAGTAAAGAGTTTATAGAATTTCAACCAAAAAAATTTACTTCATTTGAAAATTTTTATTCTGGGAAAAATGGTATATTGAAAACAATAGAAAATTCAATTAAAAATACTCCAAATTTAGATAAAGCTCCTTTTCGTGTAAATTTTTATACAACAACAACAAAGTCAACTGCTAGTTCTATTAATAGTGGAAAAATTTTAAAAGATAATGGAATGGGAATGGATGTTGGTTTTGGTGGAAAAGTTTCTGGTGGAAGTAAACCTGGAATGTATTGGGGCAAATTAGGATTTTATGTGAATACAATTGACTCTTCATATTCACTGAATGACCCATCAGCAACCGAACAAGGAGAAGCAGATTTTATAAACACCTTTAATAAAGAACTTGATAATCTTGGTGTTCCATCTATAGACTTACAAATAGGAAATAAAACTTTTTCTAATATTGTTGGGGTTAATAAAGTTGAAGGAAAGGTCAAAGCAGATCTTGCCTTTGTTGCTTTAGAAAATAGAAAACTTGTAGATGTTGCTTGGTTTTCTCATAAGCAAGGATCTCGTGCCAGTCATTTTCAGCAATGGGGTGGCGTTAGTCATTATGCAAATGATAAGGATGGAGCAGATGAAACCTTAGATAAGTTTCCAGAGATTAGAGCTTTTGCGAAATACCTTTCTAATTTTTGCGGTGCTGGAATGCAGTATGATTTTCAGCAATCCAGTGGAAGAGGTTTTACCGCCATGATGGAAATTGAAGATACTGCTTTAAAAATGGAATCTGTTTATGGGAAAAATTTTGGAACTTCCACATACGGAATATCTAATTGTACGGGAGTTTTACAAGGAACACCATCATTAAGAAAAATAGGAAGTAAATATAAATTAGAAATGTCTGCTCATTTAATTATGAATCCAACTCCTATGACGGGGGATTATGAACCAGTATTAATGCTTATTAACAAAGGTGATAGGCGACAGTATGGCATCCAAGGTGCTAGAGTAGTGGTTCAACCGAGGGCGAGTCGCGCCGCAAAATTCATCGTGTCGAAAGACCGCAAAGGAAACTACCAAATGCATCCAGTAACATGAGTAAGAACACTCACCTCGAACACTTAGAAGACAGCATCCTTTTTGATGGTAAGGAGGGAGCTAAGGATGCGTTTGCGTTTCTTGATGCTCTTACTAAAACTTTTAGTGGCACTCAAACCAGCAACTTTAAAATCACTACCAAGTGGGATGGTGCTCCTGCTGTGATCTGTGGTATTGATCCAGAAACCAACAAATTTTTTGTTGGAACTAAATCTGTTTTTAATAAGACCGAACCTAAAATTAATTATAATGATACTTTTATTGAAGCAAACCACGGCAACTCTCCTGGGTTAGTTGAGAAGTTAAAAGTCGCATTGGAGCATTTTCCTAAACTTGGCATCAAAGGGATCATTCAAGGTGACTTGTTGTTCACTGATGATGCCAAAGAGGAGAAGATTGATGGTGTAGATTATCTCACCTTTACTCCTAACACGATTACCTATGCCATCCCCAAAGGAACTGACGCATACAAAAAAGCAAAGCGAGCTAAGATCGGCGTAGTATTTCACACTCGTTATGTTGGTTCCAGCATCGCAACTTCTAATGCTACCTTTGGAGTTGACATCAGTAAGTTTAACAAGACTGATGATGTGTTTGTAATTAGTGCCGAGGTTGACACTCTTGGTAGTAATATGATTCTTAGCGCAACTGAGAAGAGGAATCTTAATAACATGAAGAGAACTGCTCCTGTTGCTCTTCGCAATGCTGGTTCTTTCTTGGGTGAAGTATCTGCTCAAATTAATTCCAACGATAACTTTAGCGTTGGCACTCGTTTAAAAACTTACTTCAATACCTATGTAAGAGAAGGCAAACGTATCAATAATGTTAACAAATTTATCAGCGACTTCAAGAATGCTTATCACGAAACGATGATGAAGGAAGTTAACAAAGTGAAGCAGGAGAAAACCAAAGCTGCTAAACTGAAGAAACTCTATGATGGTATCGAGTTCGTGGATTCCAACATCGCTGGATTCAAGGCAACGATCACCCTCTATGTTATTCTTCAGAATGCCAAGAATCTGTTTGTGAAGAAACTGGAATCTGCTGATAGCACTCGCACTTTCCTTCGCACTGATGATGGATTTAAAGTTACTGCTCCTGAAGGATTTGTGGCTATCAAGGATGGTTCTGCTACCAAGTTAGTTGACCGCCTTGAGTTCAGTCAGGCAAACTTCACGCTTCAAAAGAACTGGGTGAAAGGAAACTAAATACTAATAAAAATGTTTAAGAGAGTAGTCATTACTTTCGGTCGCTTCAATCCTCCCACAATCGGTCATGAAAAATTGATCAATGCTGTGGCGAGGATTGCTGGAACCGATGACTATAAAATCTATACCAGTCATACAAAAGACAAGAAGAAGAATCCTTTATCTTCTGAACAGAAAGTTGGTTACATGAAAAAAATGTTTCCAAGACATAAGGATCATATTATGTTAGATACAGATTTGAAGACTATTATTAAAGTTCTTCAAAGTTTACAAGGTGAATATTCTGATCTTACTCTTGTGGTTGGTAGTGATCGTGTGTCTGAAATGGATACTTTGATCCAGCGTTACAATGGAACAGAGTATACATTTAGATCTCTTGAAACAAAATCTGCTGGTGAACGAGATCCTGATGCTGATGGGGCAACTGGAATGTCAGCTAGTAAAATGAGAGAGGCAGCAACAAATGGAAACATTGCTGTATTTCGTCAAGGAATTCCAACAACTTTAGATGACAAAGAAATGATGAAATTAATGACAGAAGTTAGAGAAGGATTGGGAATTAAATGAAATCACTTAAAGAACTATTAGCACAATCGAAACAAAAATCTTACATGCTCGGTAATGTATTTGCTGAGGGTGATTGGGTTCAAAATTCTAATGGTGAAGCAGGAAGAATTCATCGCCGTGGAGTTAATTATGTTATTGCTGTTACTAATGAAGGTAAGATGTTTCGCGCTTGGGTGAAAGATATTAAAGAACATTGTGGATGTGATGAAAAAGAGATGAGTGCTAAGGATAAGGTCAAGTCATTTATAAATAAAAATAAACGACAAAAGACCAATGACAATTGATGAGTTTTCAAAAAGTCTAATTGAAAGGGCAATTGCCGAATTAGATGAAGCAAAAAACAAAGAAGGCAAGGAACAAGGTGCTGACGGCAAAGCTTGTTGGAAAGGTTATAAGTATGCTGGCACTGAGAATGGTAAAGATAAGTGCGTGAAGGCAGGGTATGAAATGGATGGGGGCGAAGAACTATCCGAAAGAAAAGATATGCCTGGCAATCAAGAAAAGATTGATGCCAACAAGAATGGTAAAGTAGATGCTCATGACTTTGCTCTTCTTCGCGCAAAGAAAGCTAAGAAATCAGTAAAAGAAATGTGGGAGAAGGCAGCAGAAATTGCTGAGGGAAAGAAAGTTGAGATTGAAGTAATGCCAGATGTTGATATTCCCAATGATCCAGAAAAAGAAACTGGTAAGAAAGCAAAGAAAGAAAAAGAACTAAAGAAAGAAGAAGTGGAAATTCTTGACGAGAAAAAACTTTCTAAGGCAGAAGCAGCAAAGAAAGAAAAATTTGTTAAAGGTATGAAGAAGAAGTTTGGTTCCTTCAAGACAAAGTATGGCGACAGAGCAAAAGAAGTGATGTATGGAACTGCTACCACAATGGCAAAAAAATCAGCCTAAATAGCTGTAAACTCTCTTAGAGGATATAACCATGGGCGCACTCGTAGAACTAGTAAAACCAATTATTTTTGCAGCACTTAACAGCTGCCATACCAAGAAACTCGTTTGTGATCTACTTGACAAGTATGTTGAGAAGACAGACAACGATGTTGACAACGTAATCGCATCAACAGTAAGAGTTGCCCTTATGAAGGGTTGCTGATAATCAAATCATATGTGCTTGGGGATGCTTAGGCATCCCTTTTTTTATAAATACTTTTTAGAAAAGCAAATATTGTATAGAGGAAACCGATGGCAATTTTCGGAACAATTGACGCAAAGGCGTTAGCAAATAATGTTAGTGTTACTAATGGTAGCACAACTGTTACTACAACTGGCGACTTCACTGATAGAACAACCAACGATTTTGTTCAAAACGGAGACGTTCTTTCTTTATCTGGTGTTCAGTATACTGTTGAGTCTGTAGTTTCGGCAACCACACTCAAACTTAAAGTAGCATACGCAGGCACAACTGGAACCGTTACTGCTGCTAATGCTATTCGCAGAACTCCTCCAAAAG